CCCCTATGACTAGCGTAACTCCATTCCATTCCCGTGTCGGTCTCTAATTCTTTTAGATTAGGATACTTTAAGTATAGTCCAGATGGCAGTAACACGCCCTGTTTACCTACTACGCTTAACTTAAGAGCACCAAACTTAGATGAGGCGTTGTCACGCATATCTTTAAGCACCTGAGTACCGTCACTCCATGTAGACTTAACCTGATCAAACTCACTCCTGTATAGCTCCACTATACGTTCTGATTCCTTTTTACCTATATCATTACCGGACATGGCCCTTATAGACTCTCTTAACTTAAAGGCACCTGTACCGAACCCAAGTCCTAAAATCGAGGTCTTACCAACAAATCGTTGATCCTTAGTAACATCATCGTAGTCCACTTTAAACGCAGTAGCAGCAAAGTCTTTGTACAAGTCCATACCATCAGCAATGATCTGTAGCTTATCTGTCTGCCCTGAAAAATATAAACTCACTCGCAACTCAATGTTACTAAGGTCGGCTCCTACTATAGCGTAACCCTCTGGTGCCTGTATCGCTGACTTAATCAGTGACGTCCTTGGTAGATTCTGCATGTTAACCCCATCACACCCGGACCATCTACCTGTAACATCAGCACCGTAATACTTCAATGGGATAGGCAGCACACCTCCTGACTCAGCGATCTCTATAAAGCGTTCTGTTCTACTCTCCTCAATGGTAGACCTTGTACCTAATCTAGCGGCAACAATAGCCTGTACATCAAAGTCAGGGTAGTCCAACAAAGCTTTCATATCTTCATCGGTCTTAGCAAAGGCATAAGTCTCCTTATTTGTAGCAGGGCTTATCTTTAATGGTGGTGTAACCCCATAGGTTCTTAGTATCTCAGCAAACTTCGGGTTGCTCATTAGGTCTTCTTTAGCTATACCACTCGCAGTCAGTAACTCTTCTTTGCGCTTTTTAGTATGGTACAAGTGATCAAGTAAGGTAGGTACATCCAAGATAAACTGAGGCTCACTATGCATACGGACGGTCATGTCAATGAGCATTATCTCGGTTTTGTTAAAGTGCGGTGCTAAGTTTAGGAACAACCCATGAGTCAAGTCCACATCATTAATACAGTACTCACCGTACTTAGCTAACTCTTCTTCAGTAAAGTCTGCTCTGCGTTTACCTAAAGCACTAACAACCTCTGTGCCCTTTTCTCCTAACTCATAGTGGATAGCCAGCTTAGCTAGTGAACCCCCCACTTCTGTGCCATGTACAGCACGAGCCATAGACAATGTATCCAACCACAGCTTAGGCTTTATATCGAACCGCCATGTCAGTATAGTAGCGTCAAACAAGGCGTTGTGGGCATACACCCAAGCGTTCTTCCAATCAAACTTATCCAACCATATTTTGGTCTCTTCCATCGTGCCACTGAACCACTCACTAGGCTCGTCATCTACTTTTACTGCGACTCCGATAACCTCGAAGTGAGGGTGATCTACATAAGCTTGTGTACTTATTTTGGAGAGGGAGTACTCTCTGCTATAAAAACTTTCGAAATCGATACCGATAATAGCCATTCTTTTAATTGTCCTATATTAGTTTCGTTAATCACAAAGGCGTTGCCTTCAGCTGCTTGTATCCTTGTTATCTCTCTAGCCTGTATAGCCGTTGCTTGCTTACTACCTGCTTTTGTTTCTATAGCTATAAAGTAACCTTGGTAACAAATGATGAAATCAGGCACTGCCGACTTGCCATACCCAGACCCTACTGGCATACAGTACCACGCCCCCACTTCACTAAGTATTTCCTTTACCCGCTTCTTTATTACCCCCTCTGGGGTCATTACTCTTCACCTGCCATATCTATTAAATTATAGGGGGTGGGTTCTCCTACGTTTTGACCATCATTAACTATGACTGTTGAAGGGGCATCGCTTCTATGAATGAACTCCATGTTACCTACGTTTTGTACTACGGTGTTTCCCTTACCGCTCATATCTGCTATTACATACCCGTTAAATGTTGGGATTATAGCTTGCATAGGTTCACCTGGCGTTAAGATGAGCGCCGCTGCTATAGATACTGTTGGTGCTAATAACATTAAAAATAATATGTTTTTCATAATCCTCTCCTAGTGTAGGGTTGTAGGTGTTTCTAAAAAGGCACGTATCTCTTTAGCGAGCACACCCCTTTCATGTCTTTCACAGCTTCTAATTAAACCTTCAATAGCTTGCAGTGCGGATGTTCTATAAAGGTTGTCCATGATGTTCATGAAGTAATCACCATTAGGCTCATCGTTTGGCACACTAATCCCTATACCTAATTCACCCTCTTGTAACTTTACAAGTACATACACCCCGTCATCATCCTCATCCTCTTCAAACTCGTCTATCAAATCTAACTGCTTAACTTCCTCTATCATTGGAACGCTCCTATTGTATTTAGTATCCACATAACATTCGTTACGATTAGCCCGATAGTTATAAACCTAGTTAGCCTTATATAAGTAAAGAGTCTTGCAGCAGCCGCCTCTAGTAGGAAGGGCATACCCTGATCTATATCTATTAAAGCCTTTAGGTCGTTCTCTCTACATTCTTGGTACTCATCCCAGCAAGTCAGAAGGTCTATAGTTATTTCTGATGTTGATAAAGAGATGTCGTCTTTTATGCGTTTCATATTACTACCTCTGATGTTTTATTATATTCATTTCCCACAAGGGGCTTTCTTTTCTACATTCATGGCATATCTTTAGATTCAACCCGTAATACTGACGGAATGTTTTACATACATGTGGAGGGCAGAACCATTTCTTAACCCCAACAAAAGTTTTTTTAGCAGGAGGACAGAACCAACTTTTAATTCTTTTAAACATCTCTTTGCACCTCCAGTAGTTTAGCTATGTAATGAGCCGCCTTCCCTGCATCTTGAGAGTGCTCTTTCTTACCATCTCTCATTGAGTATTTAATAATGTTCCCTTTAAGAAAACCTACAAACTCTTCATAAGTTAATATAGATTCCATTACTGTCCAAGGTTGTATTGACATATCTTTATAGTGATCCCCACCAACCTGCATATCATCTACACTACTCTTTGCTTTCCATAAGGGTTTTACTGTTGTTTCTTGATTTATCACCATCCACTCCTCTCTGCGCTTTCAGTACATTCTTTACTACACCACCGCCTACCATCCGATACAGGGGCATCACATTCCCAACACTGTCCTGATTCATTCTGAAATATATCTACTGGTCTGCCTCTACTTATTTCTATCTGCTTGTCCAGGATAAGTTGTGCCTGGTCATTAGCAAAATCCGCTACGTCTGGCATGTCTCAACAGTGTGCTAGTAAAGTGGCGTTCAGTATGATTGATGCAAAAAGCAGCGCTGTTAACAATACCCCAATCGTTCTGTACTTATTAGCCTGTTTAGTAATCTCATCTACGTTATAGAATCTCATTGTCTTCCTCATTCTTTTCAAGTTTTGAAATGTCGTCTAGTATACCATAATACCCACAATAGGACAGGCAAGCTTCGTAAGAACCATCCCCTGTCTCCGACCAAACACTACATTGATCTAATACTTTATCTGCTTTAGTTTGTAATTCTTCTTTACTCATAACTTACCTCCCTTTAAAGTTAAACCATTAGCAGCAAGTACGTCTTTTATCTCTTTTAAAGAATGCTTACCCAAGTTTTGCGTACACAGCATTTGGTTTTCCGTACGTTGAACTAAGTCTTCAATAGTAATTATATTCTCCGACTCAAAACAGTTCCGTACACGGGTTCGTACACGGGTAGTGAATAAGATGTCTGACACCAGTGCCTTAAGATAAGGGTTATGGGGCTCTTCTGTTGTCTTAGCTCGTTCCTCTAGCATTGCATCTGCGTAGGCATAAGCTGACTTAGTTAGTACGTCCTTATTCTTCTCTTCCTTACCATGAAACTGTGCCTCTGGGTCGCAACCCATGTACTGAATCAACCCTTGCATAGCCGCTATAGCTATGGCGTCTCTTAATGTTATCTCACTCATCACTCACCCCTGTTCTCTTTGTTTCGTTCCTCATAGTACTCATCTATAAAGTATTTAAAGGTGTCAGCAAATTTTAAGTCTATAGTTTTAACATAGGCGTGTATCCCTTCTGCATATAACGCCCACTCTTCGTTGTACCACTCCTCCATATCAGTAG